AGGAACGTAAAGAATATTGGCAAGTCGGTTTGTCTCATAGAGATAAATCTCATCCCATACCTTTAATGCTTCCTTGGCATTACTAGATCTAATTGTACGATCAACGTCACCAGCAATGTTCTCAATCCGAGTAGAAGGCGAAGTAGCAACTTCAGTTTTCTTTTCGGCTGTATCACAGCGACCGACTTGAATGATGATCTTGTCGTAGAAGTAAGAGTCAGGTACTGTGTTTAAGGATTCTTCCAAGCGAGAGTAATCACCCGCTGGAACAGAAACCACATAGTAACCAAGGTGGTATCTAACTCTACTTTTGTCGAAGTCAGACAGCCGCACTGCTTTTACTCACTGTGTTTTAATTATACGTTCAGCAAATCAACCGAACATACCTGAAAGGATATCTTGATTTGCCAGGGCACTACCTTGCATGAACGGATCATTTGTTCTGTAAGTATCCAGGAAGGACATTGGATTAAGAGCTTGGCCTAACACTTGACCAACCAATTGTTTCTTTATGCTTGAAGCTAAAGTTTCCTTTGGTGCCGCTTGTTCCCTGGGGTCTATCTTATATTGCGTTCCGTGCAAGAAAGCTTCTAGAACATCTTGCGTACGTTGATCTACATTCGGTGGTAACTGAGGCGTTGCAGAGGGCGCCGAGGAAACACCACCTGGCATTACGTCAGTCAACTTACCGCTTTGCGTGGTTCTACCTGTGGCAAGCCACTCTAACTGCTGATCAGTAATTGGTTTTTTTCCCTCTAATGCTAAGTGCACATGAGTATCGTGTCCTTTATCACCAGGGCCTAATGCTTCGTTAAACAAGCCAAGTTGTTTTGCACGGTAAGAAAGTTCACCGGTACGTTCCTTCCAGTGCTTTGGCTTACCCCCTGAGTATGCAGGCGCCATGTCAGGGCGCCAATCTCTAACATCAATTGCCATGCCAACTGGATGGTACCCAGTAGGAGCATGTCCTTTACCTACACCACCAAATGCAGGATGCTCTCCTATGTTTAGTCCTGCGTACTTTTGAAGGAATTTACCGACATCAACAATTGTACGTTCGGCCATTATCTTTTTATTTTTAATTCTAAAACAACAAAACCCCTGGCTTCCCAGAGGTCTTGCGTTTGGAGATGAGAATCAAACCCTAATTAAATCAGCAGCGATCACAGATTCCCAATCGACCCGCTTGATTTGTTTCAACTGATCGAGACTTGTAAATCTTTCACCCGACAAAGAGAGTTGAAGATCCTTTATTTCTCTAGCAGTCTTCAGACCAATTCCTTTAATGTGGTCTGCAATCATCTGGGCGGTTGCGCCGTTGATGTTAAGCCTAGTATCAGGAGGAAACACACGTGGCTCCTCCTTTGCTGCTTTGTCTTTTACCTGAAGAGTTTTGACCTTTTGTGTGGCCTGTTCATCGGGCAGTAACTCAGTCTTGTAAGCGGTGTAAAGGCGACCGTCCTGATCTTCGACCATGAACCAATCGCCTTCATCCCACTCACTAACAATACGTACCCGTGCTCCAGTCTTTTTGTGACGATGGAGAATTTCTTCAGTGCTGGTAGACATAAAACCAGATCATTAATTAATCTGGTTTTAGTTTAGCCTAATCAGCTGACAACGCGACCAGTCAGGTAGCCATCAATGTCTTCGTAGCCAGGGGCATCGTCAGGGACGATGTAGCAGACTTCGACGCAAAGGTAGCCGGTGCGGCCAGCAGTGGAGTCACCACTGGAGATGTAGAAACCACCAGCGGTTGTTACTGCGTTACCAGAGGCCTTGGAGAACACACTGAAGGTAGTGGCGGCGGTATACGCGGGGTAGAGGCCGGTAACGGTCACAGCCTGACCAGTAGCGGTCAGAAGGGGCACGTTACCAAAGGCTTGTACGCCACCAGCGAACAGGATCTCACCCACTTGCGTACCAGAGACGGTAGAAGCAAGGTTGGCTTGAGCTGTAGGCTCACCGGAGTAAGCAACAGGAGCGCCAGCGTTGTTGCGACCGAAGGAGATGACGTTACCGGTGGCATTATAGACACCAGACGCAACGCGACCATCGCCCCAACCGGATGCAACCGAGATAGCTGTACGGTAAACGTAAGCAGACTGGGTGGCAGAACCAGAGATTACCAGACCAGTAATGTCGGTACGGGTATCATCCTGGCGGTAAGGCGAAGGGACGATTACGGAAGCAGACGCGACAGGGCCGCTACCGGAAGTTGCCGTCACAGGGACGTAACCACGGGATTGGAAGTAGCGATAACCAGGGATGGCCAGCACCGAAGTGGGGCCACCCTTGGAGGCGTCGATTAGGCCGGTACCGTTGTCATCAATGTTTTTATACCAGCTGTTTAGGGGTGAAGACCAGTTGCCGGGATAAATTTTCTTAGCTGAAAGATAGGACATTTATTCCTCCTTAATGTAATTTATTCTTTATCAGATGTTGCCGTCGTCTTGCAGGAAGCTGAATGCAGTGGTGATGAAGTCCTTGTTCAGGATGTCAAAACCGGCATACAGTTGCCAGATCAGAATGATGAAGCGGCTGAAATCGTCGTTGTTGTTGATCAGGACCTGAGCATTCGGGCCGCCGATACCAACGCCAACAGCTTGAGGACCGAAGAAGTAGCCTTGAGCAACTTCGTAGGTACCAGCACCAGGGGAAGAGCCCAGCGTAGCAGCTTGTGTCTTGTTGGGGAAGTTGGTCGACTCGAAGAACTTCACGCCTTCAAACTGAACGCCAGTAGGCATTACAGGTTCACCAGCCAGGAAGTAACCTTGACCAGCTTGAGGACCCTGGAAGAAGCTAGCGTTGTTAGGCATCATGGGGTTGCCCATGTACATGCCTTGGCCAGGATTGCCAGAGTAACGAGCGATCTCGCGGAAGTCAGGGTCACGACGCAGGTGCATCATGAACGTGGGATCGCAGATGCAACGATACAGGCCATCAGCGAAGGTGGGGACGTTGCGCTTGCGCAGGTCCTTGACAACGGTCAGAAGGTCGGTACGCACTTGGAACTGCTGAACTTGAGCAGTGTACTCATCTGCAGAGTACACAGGGTTCTTAACCTTGTTGCCAGGGAAGTAGTAACCACCTTGGCTAGAAGATGCAGGACCGTTGGCTTCAGCTTTGGACAGTTCGTCAAGGAAGACGCGGTCACGCCACCGGCGATAGTCGTCGAGCAAGGTCAGTGAACCGATGCTCTGGTGGAACATGTTCAGGTTACCGGTGTCCAGCAGCATGCGCTGGGCGGTAATCAGGGTTTCACGAGCAATCTTAAAGGTGCTGGGCTGAGTGGGATCGCCGGGATCCGCAGGGCCGGTGTATTCCTTAAGCACCACCAGGACTTTCTCCTTGGTGATGTTACGGCTGTTGGCGGTACCAATGGTCTGGTCGGAAATGCGCTCGCGGCTATCCTTAGTGCCGGGGTTGCCCCAGAACTTGTAGCGGTCGAGCTGAACGGTTTGACCGGGTTGGCGAGTAAAGTCGTGGACGACCACGGGCTCTACTGCCATCTCGCAGATGTAAGCAGGATGGGGACGGTAGAGTTCCGCGCCCAAAATCTTAGGAAAGTCGGTATCAATGAACACTTGTGTTTATCCTCCAGTGTCGCAGGACAGGGATGTCAGGTGAAAGATTTAGACAAGATTGTCTTATCTAAACAAATTTTAGCAGTTGATAATTTATCAACCGAATATTACACTTAAACAGCGTAATTAATGTTGCTCGAACCATACGATTCGGGATTGATTACCATACCAGGTTGCATGCCTTGTTGGAAACCGGGAACGGCAATTGCGTTGGCTACGTTAGAAAGACCGCCTCCGATGAGGCCGCCAATTCCTGCTGAAATAGGAAGAGCAGCAGTGAGCTGTAAAGCCGCTATTTCAGCTTTTTCATTTAACTGTTGTCTTGCCTGCTGCCTACGGCCCATCTGTGAGATCTGAGGAATTTCAACACCAATGGTTGACGCCTTAGGTATTTCAGTGACAATACGCTTTTGAGAAGAACGTATTGCTTGTGGTAAAGCACCTAGCATGAGACCGGC